TAAAGCAATACCAGATCATAAAATCATGCAAAAATTGCGTAGAGTTTTAAGTGTTAAATTATAACATCATATATTATGAATGATACGCTTGGTAAACGAATTCAATTGTTACGTATAAGAAGAAACCATACACAAGTTGAACTCGCACATAGAATAGGCGAAACGTTAGATACCATAAACAAAATCGAATCTGAAAAAATCGAACCGAACTGGTACGTACTCGAAAAAATACAAAAATACTTTAAGGTTACACTTTAAAATTTGGTCTAAACTTTAAAATCTAAATTTTATTTATTTTTTAAATTTTATTTTTTACTAAACTTAATAAACTAAGAAATGCTTAGTTGGAGAAGGCGAGGCCACCCATACCGGATTGGACACGGAGAACGTTGTAGTTGACCGCGAACATGTCGAGGTTCTTGGAGGTCGCACCGATGTTGTTACAGGCAACGGCGACTTGCGCGTTGTCAATTCTGGAGAAGTTGCAAGTACCAGTTGGTTGGTGTTCTTCTGGCTTAAGCGCAAACGAGTACGAGTAAACACCCGTGTATGGCGAACCAGAGTGATGTTGGTATGGTTGCACTTGGTTAAAGTACTTACCGGATTGTTCCTTGAATCTGTCTTGACCGTTGAGAACCAATTTAAAGGTATTCAAGTTACCGCAATCTTCCTCAAAGAAGTCCGCAGCACCGGCGGCGGATTCGAGTTTTGGTTGACCGTTTTGGTGAACCGCAGTAACAACGTTGGCAGAGGCGCAATCAACGCAGACATCAGCGGCGTCAGCTTCACCCGACAAGTTCCACATAGTGTGTCTCCCTTCGGCATCACCTTCGGCAACGCACCACACCAATTCCTTAACTGGGTGGTTGTAGGACAATCTGACTTGCTTGGTCGCGTTCTTGGTAACGGTATCGGTACCAGTGTGTTGGACTTGTTCGATCAAGTATTCGTGACCCTTTTGCGCGAATCGTCTGCGCTCTTCAGTGTCGAGGTAGATGTAGTTAGCCCAGACCTTGAACGTGGACGTAGACAAGTACTTGTCAAAAGTTGAGGTCAAGTCAAAGTCAATTCTGACTTCGTGGTATTGCAAGGCAATCAATGGCAAGGCCAATCCTGGGTTTCTGTTGAAGAAGAAGATGAGTGGCAAGAAGACTTGCTTACCACCGGAGCCTGGGACTGGGGCGGTTGTCATCTTACCCC